ATTTCATCCATGCCAGTCATGCCAAATACTGGCAAGTGAGTAGGATCCCCTTGGATTGCTCCGGGTTTATTATACAGTCCCTGGCTAGGTAAACTGATATAAATTTTAGGTTGTCTAAAGTATTGCTGTAAAGGATTATTGGCCATTTTGGGCTCCGGATAAATATTTAAGTACCAAGTATTTATATACGCACATTTCTCAGGAAAAATATATGTCAGAACTAACACCGGGACAGATTCAAGAAATCGCAGCTATCGTTGATCGAGTTGTTGCTACCCGTATGGGAAATCGAGTTGATAGTAAAACACCAGATGGAAAAGATCCAATGCGACTAGATGTCGGCGTCGGCAATGTCCTTGGCTCCTTGAATAAGATGGCACTAGGTGTATATGATACTAGTGAAGCACTTGCCGATTTTGATAAGATAGTTAAGGGAATACTTCCGGCATTTCCGGGAAGAGATGTATTTGCAGAACTTATAAAAAACGTTGGGAACACTGGCCTTGCTATGAATCGCAGCATGATGGATTCGGCTAAATCTGGTTTTACGTTTTATCAAAACTTAGGCTTGTACGATACTATGATTCTTTCTGCAAGAATGAACTTGAAAGAATGGAATAACTTAGTTCGAGACTCTGGTACGCAGTTAGCGGGATTATCATCAGATGCTAATAAATCCGGATTGATGTTTTTATCTGTAGCTAAACAACTACAAGAAGATCCAGAAACTCGCAAGGCAATAATTGCAGGTGTTGGCTCTATTGAAGAATATAACAATGCATTACGAATGGTGTCACAGGCTACTAAATTTCAAAATCTATCCGAAGCCCAGACAAGAAAAGACATGGCGGACTCTGCTAAAGGGTTAGTATTTGAGTTAGACATGATGGCCAAATTAACCGGCAAGAGCCGTGAAAAAATGGCCAAAGACATCGAAGAACAAAATGCTACTGCACAAATGCGTTTGCGTATAGCCTCAATGACCAAAGAAGAGCAAGATGCTTATCTTAAAAATCAAGTAGTCATCCAAGGATTACCAAAAGCAGCTCAAGAATTGTTAACAGCTTATCAAACCGGCGGATTAAGAAATGCTAGAGATAGAGAAAACGCAGCCGCATTCACTGGTACTAATATTGAAGCTATTATTAAACAAGTATCAGAAATTAAAACAAACACTCCGGAAGCAGATGAACAACGTAGAACACTACTGGCTCAGATGCAACAAGAGCTAGTAGCAGTAGGCGCTAACAAAGATCGACTTAGAGAAATGTCAGTGTTGGCAGCTACTGACAATGCGACTGCACAAAAAATAGGACAAACTTGGGCAGATCTTGCCGACTCAAGTGCATTAGCACTTAAACAGCAAAAAGAGGCGGCCGACAAAGGACAGAATCTAGATGTTTATGTAAAAAATCTTTATGAGGCAGCTATATCTAAGATTAGACGTGTAGGTCAAACACCAGTAACGCCAGAAGAAAAAGGTGCCGCTGCTTCTCAAGCAATAAACGTAGTTGAAACATCGATAAAAGATTTACAAATTGGTGCTGCTGTTCAATATGTCGACACATTGAATACATCCGCAGGTAAACTTGTAACTAATTTTGCAGGTATGGAAGAAGCTACACGGCCTTTTACAACAGAAATGTTTAAAAATTTAGGGCCTAATCTTAAAAGTTGGTTTGAATCAATAGGGTATACTGGTAAGCCAGTAACTCCGCAAGATAAAAACAATCCAGCTGTTATAAGACGACATCCTGAATTACAAAACCAACAACCTACTGTACAAAATGAAACACCTATCGGGCAAGCCAACGGCTCAAAAGACACATTTGGAGACTGGTTTACTAAAGACTGGGGCATGGGCGGGTTATCCGAACTGCATGGCAAGGAAGCAGTAGTTCCACAAGAAAAAATTGGTGAGTTCCTTAAAGACATGATAGCCAAAACGCCATCCTTACTATCTGATTTACAAGGCAATTTAAAGTCTACATTGTCGGAAGCAAAAGCATCAATGCCTACTACAGACACGTTTAAAGACATGTTTAATAACATTAAATTTCCTGAAATGCCCAGCACAACAGAAGGAACAGGTACAGCAGCTAATAATTCTTTTGCAACTACTAGCCAAAATAATGATGTCATGACCGAGCTGGCTAAGGGTATGAATCAGTTAAATATGAGAGTAGAACGATTAATAGCCGCGGTAGAAGATGGTGCTGATAAGAATGTACGAGCAACGAAAACTAAAGGTAATGTGCTTGCCTAAGGAATAATATGAGCTGGAAAAAATATTTTACACCTGTACCAACAGGATCACAACTTAGTTCAATTTCTGGATCTAATTCCGCTAAGGCCGGGCCGGCCAAGACAAATTACTCAAGTTATCTACCTGATGTTTATACAGGTAGTCCAAACCGTATCGAGCGTTATCAACAGTATGAAGTAATGGACAGTGATCCAGAAGTTAACGCAGCCTTAGATATTTTAGCAGAGTTTACAACACAAAAATTAAAAGACGGAAAGACTCCTTTTAGTGTACAGTGGCGCCACAAAGCTACTAACTCAGAAGTTCGTATCTTAGCAGAATACATGCAACAATGGTGCAAGCTAAACAAGTTTGACACACGTATTTTCCGTATACTACGCAATACATTCAAGTACGGTGATGCATTTTTTATCCGTGATCCAGAAACTCAAAAATGGCATTATGTTGATCCTAGCAAGATTACAAAAATTATTGTTAATGAAAGCGATGGCAAAAAGCCAGAGCAATATGTAATCAAAGATCTTGCTCCTAACTTTGAAAGTCTAGTAGTAACACAAATTACTCCTAACCTAAATCCAAAACAACCTGGTAGTGGTATGGCTGGCGGCTCAGGCTTCTTATCTTCAACAACTGTGGGCAAGGGCGGATCAAACAGTTCAGGATCTAGTCGTTTTGGAACTACTGAAACTGAACATGCTATCAGTGCAGAACACGTTATCCATCTAAGTTTAAGTGAAGGGTTAGACAATAACTTTCCATTTGGCAATAGCTTACTTGAAAACATTTTTAAAGTCTACAAGCAAAAAGAACTGCTTGAAGATGCTATCTTAATCTATCGTATACAACGTGCTCCTGAGCGCAGAGTATTTCATATTGACGTTGGTAACATGCCAAGTCACATGGCTATGGCCTTCGTTGAGCGTGTAAAGAATGAGATTCACCAACGCCGTATCCCAAGTCAAACGGGTGGTGGACAAAACGTCATAGACTCCGCTTACAATCCTTTAAGCATCAACGAAGACTATTTCTTTCCACAGACAGCAGAAGGTCGTGGATCAAAAGTTGAAACACTACCAGGCGGTACTAACCTAGGTGAAATTGACGATTTAAAATACTTTACCAACAAGTTATTCCGCGGATTACGTATACCAAGTAGCTATCTGCCAACAGGTGCAGACGACTCGCAAGCGTCATATAATGATGGCCGAGTAGGCACTGCATACATTCAAGAATTACGTTTTAACAAATATTGCGAACGCTTACAAGCACTAGTAAGAGCAGTATTTGACGAAGAATTTAAGCTGTATATGTATACAAGAGGCGTCAATATTGATGCTAACTTGTTTGAATTGAAGTTTAATCCTCCACTTAACTTTGCAAGTTCACAGCAAGCGACACTTGATACTGAACGTATTAACACATTTAATACAATCCAACAAGTTCCATACATGTCAAAACGCTTTGCAATGAAACGATTCTTAGGTTTGAGTGAAGAAGAGATTGCAGAAAACGAACGTATGTGGGGCGAAGAAAGTGGCAAAGGCCAACCTACATACACTGATGCCGCTGGCGAATTACGCAGTGCAGGACTCAGTGCTGCAGGCATTGAAGGCGACTTAGGTGCTGCAGGTGATATGAGTGCGCCAGAAGATATTGAAGGCGACTTAGGTCCAGAGATGGGTAGTACAACTCCGCAAGTATCCGCGGCACCCGCAACACCCCCGGCTTGATAAATAATACTATGATCTTACGTGAATTGTTTTATATTGATCCAGACACTCGTCGTACCGGTAACGACTTGAGATACTCTCCTGACCGCGATCGTACTACATTACATCGTGATGACACACGTAAGACTCGTCTTACCTTAAGACAGATCAACGAGCTACGCAAATCAAGCGAAGCCCACATTTTAGAGCAAGAGCGCGAATTAGAATTTATACACAGTATGTATGGAATTCCTGCCGCTCCGCCAGCATAAATATAAAACTTAAAAACTAACACTAGAAAACGGCCGTTTTTAGGCTATTATAAGGCCGTTTTTGCTTTAATGTGTAAATATAATACAGCCTTGTATTACCATCACAGGAGATTTGAACATGACTGACCGAACACAATTTGAAGCCATGCTTGAGGCGTTGATCAACGAAGATCAAGAATCAGCAAAAGAGATTTTCCATAATATCGTAGTTGCAAAAAGCCGCGAAATTTATGAAGAACTTCTAGAATCCGACTTTAGCATGGAAGAAAGCGAAAAGGAAGATGACGAAGAAGGTGAAGACGAAGACTCACGTAAAGATGAAACTTTTGGTGCCGACGATGACGAAGGTGCTGAAGAACCAGCAGATGATGAAGAACCAGCAGATGATGCTGACGACTCAGCAGATGATGAAGAAGGTTCCGACGACGAAGGCGATGCAACAGCTGACCTTTTTGGCGGCGACGATTCTGAAGAAGGTAGTAGTGATAGCGAACTAGAAGACAAAGTAATGGATCTAGAAGATGCTTTAGAAGAATTAAAAGCTGAATTCGAACAGTTAATGGCTGGCGAAGAAGGCGAAACTCCACCTATGCCAGGCACAAATTTACCTCCTCCAGAAATGGGTGATGGTGGTGATGAGATGGGTGCTGATGACGAATTAGCAGGCTTAATGGAATATGTTAACAAAGTTAACCCTCCAAAGCACGGTGACAACGGTGCAAATGCTAAATCAGTAGTAGCTGGCAAAAACAATATGGGCGGTACAACTGCTAATATTGCTAGCGGCGGCGAAAGCAAGTCAGGCGGTACACAAGGTGGATTATTAAAGCCAACAACATCTATTCAAGATGCTGGTAACATTAATAAGCCAGGTGCTAATGCAGGTAAAACAGCGTTCAAGAAGAAAGAACCTGGACACGGTGCTGAGAAAAAAGGCAACGGCGAATCTGCAGATAACAAGAAAAGTATCGTAGGATCTAGATAATAACTTATGTTATATCTTCGAGAAAATTTAAGTTTTGATCAGGCAAAGATCATTGTCGAGTCTGATGACAAAGAAGGGAAAAACTTATACCTGTCCGGGATTTGCATCCAGGGCGGTATACGTAACGCTAACCAGCGTGTTTACCCTGTGAATGAGATTGGCAAGGCTGTCAAAACCCTAAACGATCAGATTCAAAATGGTTATAGCGTTCTCGGAGAAGTAGATCATCCAGACGATCTAAAAATTAACCTGGACCGTGTGTCACATATGATAACAAACATGTGGATGGACGGTCCTAACGGTTACGGCAAATTGAAAGTTTTGCCAACCCCAATGGGACAACTAATCAAGACAATGCTGGAAAGCGGAGTCAAGTTAGGAGTATCAAGCCGCGGATCTGGAAACGTCAAAGATGACGGTTCCGGTGAAGTATCAGATTTTGAGATTATCACAGTAGATATGGTAGCTCAACCTAGTGCTCCAGGAGCATATCCTACACCAATTTATGAACACCTGATGAATAGTCGTGGTGGTTATAATGCCTTACGCATAGCGCAAGAGGTGAAAGGTGACCCTAAGGCACAGAAATATCTCAAAGAGAGTTTATTAGCAATAATAAACAAACTCCAATAAAGAGGAGAATCACATGTTGGACGCACTAAAATCGTTATTTGAAAACAATGTGATTTCTGAAGAGATCAAAGAGTCAATTGAACAGGCTTTCGAGAATCGTATCAACGAAACTCGTGAACAAGTTGCAGTTCAATTACGCGAAGAGTTTGCTCAGAAATATGAGCATGACAAGCAAACAATGATTGAAGCTGTTGATCGTATGATCACAGATCAATTGTCAACAGAGCTTGTCGAATTTGCCGACGATCGTAAGCAGTTAGCTGAAATGAAAGTCAAGTATGCTAAGAAAATGAAAGCTGATAGCGCAGTTATGAAGGAATTCGTAACACGCCAACTATCATCTGAAGTTAAAGAGCTACATGAAGATCAAGTAGTTATGGCTGACAAATTTGGTAAATTAGAACAATTCGTTGTAGAGGCTCTAGCTCAAGAAATTACAGAGTTTTACAAAGATAAACAAGACTTGGCTGAAACCAAGGTACGTTTAGTCCGTGAAGGACGTGAACAACTCAAACAAGTGAAAACACAGTTTGTACAACGTGCTGCTAAGATGGTTGAATCAGTTGTTGATCAGAACTTACGTTCTGAATTAACTTCACTGAAAGAAGACATCGAAGCCGCTCGCCGCGCAGACTTTGGTCGTAAGTTATTCGAAGCTTTTGCTTCAGAGTACAGCACAAGTTACTTAAATGAGAAGTCAGAAACTGCAAAATTACTCAAGGTCATAGACATGAAAGAACAAGCTGTTCAAGAGGCTGCACAAGCCACTGAAGCAGTTAAAGCTCTAGTAGAAAGTAAAGACGCAGAAATTGCAAC